ACGCTTGGCTGTGTGAGTTTAGCATCAATCACAGATACATCAAGAGTAGTGTTAAGCTTGACCGTAGAAGTCACTGTAACCCCGTACAGGCTATCATCAATGAATATGTCGTATTTATCCCCCAAGTCAGTTACATGCTTTGCTGTGACAACATAGCCGTTGTAGACAAAGCCTGAACCCTGTCCTGCCATCTTACCGTCCTTGTAGGCATATATCATCACGCAGGAGTCCTTGCAGTTCTTCACTACGGTTTCAAGGTCTGTCTTGGGGCTTATCAAGTCAGCACGGTTATTGGCGTACTTCACATCTACGCCGAGGATTTCAGCAGCCGCACGGAGGGGTACATAGTTTGTGCCGTCGTATTTGTACATAGGCTTTTTTGCCTGTTTTCCATCAACAAAGAGGCTGTCGTTGGTCGCCATGAACTGATAAAGGGTCGCGGCTCCTACGCTTCCCGAGAACAGGAATGCGCCGAGGACAAAGGCTATAATGGTTTGTTTATTTATCCACTTTTTCATAAAATCACCTGCATAAATTCTTGACATTCAACATATACATTATACGACTATTGGAGAATTTTGTCTATACAGTGAATACACCTCTGAATTTAACTGCACCTGCACCACTATCTGTGTATATGCATAATGGATCTGTAAAATCTGTATAATTGGCACACACGGATGGATTTGTTGAGGAGGCACTTGGATTTGTAGTAAGATTTGTTATAGCTCCCCAACTACCGTTATATACAATTTCCCTTATTTGACCCAATGTGGTGCTTATAGTACTGACAATTCCTTGCCAAACCACATAAATATTATTATTTTTATCTGCCGCTATTGATGGAACCTGCTGATAATAAGAATTCCCGACTGTCAATTTCTGCATGGCTGACCATGTTACACCATTGTCTGTTGATTTACTATAACGAATATTGGTATATGCTGTATCTGTTGAATCTGTGCCATTCCACGCAACATGTATTGTTCCATCGGGTGATACTGCTGCACAGGGGCTGTATTGTAAGTATGAAGCAGAACCAGATACGTAGACGCCTGCCGCATTCCATGTGCTCCCGTTAAACCTATAGCCTGCTATGCTAGCATTTATGGTGGTCGATTTATTTTCATAAGCTATGAATATAATGGAACCATTTATAATAATTGTCGGATTCTGATTGTAACTACTTGCATCATTTTCAGTTGTTAATTGGTCAACTCCTGCCGTACCATTCGCTTTTGTCCATGTAGTGCCCCCATCTGCGCTTTTAGCATGGCGAATATTAAAGTTATTTTGATATGTACTGTTTTTACTGCACCATGTAGCGTAGAGGTTGCTAGAGGAATCACAGGTAATGGAACGGCCTGAACCAATAGCTGTTTGTCCGCTGTCCACGGTCTTGTTTGTTGTTGAATAAATATTGGTGTTGCTTACAATCGCTGCATCGAAAGTACATGAGCTAATGGTTGTTGCACCATCTGCGAATAAAACAGTAACATTGGTCCCACTTGATGCAATTGCAAAACCTGAGGTAATTGATGTGCTGTTTTGGATATTACAGAGTGCGGAAAAATTTGCCCCGTTATCCTTTGAAACCTGCAAGTAAATGATATTGGAAGAATACTCTGCAACCACCAACCACCCATTACTTAAACTTACCAGTTTACGTCCACCATTGCCTGATGTACTATAGGTAGAGGCTACTACTGTTACAGGAGTGGAGTGGTCAACCAATATACTTTTAAGTGCCGTTATAATTCTATGTGCAAGCATATTACCACCTCATGTCACAAACTTGTTACCGCCCAGGAATCCATACCAGCGAGCGCCTCCGTTGATTGAAACAAATGTCAGTATGGAGGTCTTATTTATTGCTGATATGTCAGGTACGGAATCATTCGCCCATTTCACTGATGTCGGCCAGGTTACGTTCCTTGCAGTTCCGCCCTGGTTGAGTATGAGTGTAAAGGAACACGCCTGACCATTGGGAGCCGGATTTGCAAAGGTGAAGGTTGTATCTCCTGTAAGAGTGACATTAAACACATTTCCGTTAGCTATATCAAGCGTTACCGCCCCTGTAGCTACAGCATTGGTTGACAAGGCCTCCGAATAATCCTTTATTTGAGGCTGCCGTTCTTCCTGTCTGCCATGTGAAACTGGTCCTGTGAATATGCCTCCCGATAAAGGCATGAAAGCACCTGAAGCGACATTTATTAATTGATAATTAGTGCCATCCCACACCACACAAGCTATGCCGCCTGTAGGGATGTCACCTGCCGCCAAATCAACAGATACATTCTTTTTTATCGGCTTTGCACCCAGGCCATTTGGATTTATCGTACTGGCTCCAGTATTTGCATTTGCGGCTTTGAACTGTATCATCAACGGGTAGGCTGTTGGAGTGGGGTTCAATGTAACCACATAGGCATTGGCCGCGCCGGTGCCGTCTACGAGATTGAGATACTTATTGATGTAGTCCCTCAGTTCAAACGGCATTTCGTTCAGATAATCCCTCCATACTTCCTCACTTGGGGGATTCTGCTGATAATGGTTTACGTCCCTATGCCCTAAAGGTACGGAAAATTGCATAAAATCACCTCATTTTGTTTCGCCGTCAAGCGAATATTTTATAATCAAGCTCATTAACGAAAGGTTACTGTTGAGCTCATCGTTGGAAAACTCTACTTGAAAGCGAATAATTTTACTTAGTTTAGGTTCCTTCATTATCGTGACAGCGAAGGTGTAAATGGCATAAGAGTAAGCCAAATAAGAGTACCCTTTATATGAATAACTTTTGGTTTTGATGAACTCACTGTCGATTTGTGTATCGCTATCGGTAATGAATTTCATGTTGAGTGTTGTATTGTTTCCGGCTCTTGTCTCAAACCAAATCTTTTGAACGGTCTTTTCCCACTCTGCGAGGTCGAAGTTAAAGACTTTTGACCGCCAAACAGCTTTAATGGGAAGTCCGAAATCATTATAATTCTCGATGAACTTCACCAGTTTACCAGATAACCGGTCGCCGTAATATAATTCACGGTCGATTATGGCGAAGCAAGAAGCATTGATGTTCTCATAATAGAACCATTTCAACATATCGTCGGCCATGCCCGGAGCGTATCCTTGGAGTTTATAATCCCATACCCAACACTTAGAACCGACACACAGCCAGTACTTGCCGCCGAAATCTATGGATGAAGCTTTTTGCAAGTCGGCCTTTGCTTCGTTCAGCAGCCCCGGTCTGAATGTTGCGCCGTCAATATTGGCGCTCAATGGTTTTATATTTTTCTCATTCTCCAACACCGTTGACTGAATCGTATTAACTCCGTACTGGGTATGAGGAAATACAGGTGCATCTTGGATTATCTGGATTCCTCCCGGCATGTTGCAGCCGATTTGTGCATTCATGGATTTTACAGGAAATGTACTTTTACCGGACGTTGAATCATATTGATATGTGATGTTGAATAAAGAATTCTCCTTGAATATGTCCAACATTCCATATTGCTTTTTGAATCCGGTAATAACTTCATAATCGCTGCCTATTCTGTTATAAGAATTCTCAGGGAAGTATTTGAAGTCTTTTTGGGGATCACCGGTCAATCCGGTATAACGATAAATGTTCCCCTCCCCGCCGCCTATGAACATTCTTGAGTCGTTTGTTGCACCGCCGTATAGCTCACTTAGTGGGTGTTTTAATACCTTGTCGATAAACCCCGCCTGAGTAGCTTTGGCTGAGATTTTTACATCGTTTGTGTCCACTGTACCCTGCGGTGCAATGGTGAACGTTACTTTGCCTGTAGTGCGATTTACAGTGAAGCTAGTTCCCTCTATCGGGGTTGCCACGCCGACTACTTCAATGGTAACGGTGTCAGCATCAAGATTTCCCAATGGAAGGACGTATTCCGTTGCAGTAGAAGCCAGCCTTGAAGTAAACCACACCTCAAACCACCCAGTTAAAAGGTTGAATTCCTGGTATGCCGTACCTCCCCCTGATGGCGCCCGACCCGTCAGTAAAACAGGTTTATATGCTGAATCCTTACAATGTGCAGCTGTTGTACTGTCAAACTGGATGTATTGGGCGCCGTTTCTGTAAAGTAATTTATCACTAAAAATAGAAAACCGGCCGTCCTGGTCGGTTAATCCGGTCATTATTTCTGTTTCAATGTTCGTCACCGGGTCCCAGGTACTTAGTTTTGTCCCGTGAGCTGCGACTACCTTATCTTTGTATAATCCGTTAAACACCGCATGAATAGGCCCGGTTGCGAATGTATGCGCCACCATCTGCCCCGGACGCTTGGTTAATGCTCCTCTGTCGTCAGCGCACAGATTGACCATATACGGGCTTTGGTTGGGGGATATGAGTAATTCATTATATTTTACATTCAGTCCCCCATCTATGGCGTTCATGCGGAACTGCTGCGGCTCCTGGGGCTTTGGTATTTTTACTTGTTGTGCTACATACATTTAATCACCACCCGTATATGTTCTGTATCTGCTGTGCCACCGGAGTAACAGATTGATTGCTTATGTTCGACAATTTGGTCTTGTACTCGCCCAGCAAGAGCGATTTGACGTTGCTCTTACTTTCATCACACGCGAATGCTCCGATATAGTAAGGTATCAAATGATGTGCTTTAGGGTCTATTTCGTATTCGTAAGTATCAAGCGTTGCCGATGTTATCTCTGTTGGCCGTTTGAAATAGTGAATATCAAACTGTCCGGTTAAAAACCAATTTATATAGACTTTTTTGTCCTCTGTTTTCAAGTATTCAGAGGTTTCCTGTAGTTGTCGTTGGTCGTACCACCGGATGATTTTGTCAAACTCCATGTAGTCCGTAGGCATGTCGTAAGGCACAAACGAACCATAAGCCGGTACATCTGCATCAGTCGCATAGGCATACTTAAACAATGCCCTGAATCTTGTGGTGTATGGATAACTCCCGGCGAATTCCATCCGGATAGTACCTCCAGTGCTGTTTATGTTCCCCTTGTAATTGGTGAATTTGTTTATTCCAATAACATCTATCTGCTTCAAGGTAACCCCGTTTTCCTTGATATACACCGTGCATGGGCGGTCGACTTCGAAGGAATATGACTTCGCGCCTACTACTTCATAACTCAAAGGCTTATCCGGAAGGTATTGAGCCATATCGAACTCATTTAAAAGGTTGATAAGGTTGGGTATGGGATTCTGTGTCACAGATTTTACACTGGGTATCTTGACATACTGTGCTATTTCCATCTGTGCGGCATTGGCAAGGGGGGACATCTGCAGAATATAGTCCTGATAGTTGCCGCCGGCAGTATCGATCAATATGCCTTTTTTGGAGTATTCTTTTATAAGCTGAATTGCTTGTACTTTACTTTGCCCGAAATTCACGGAGTTCACCCCCTAAAGAAAGCCCCGGTTAAGGGGCTTTTATGTTTTGATTTCGATTTCCTGTGACATTTTTTCTTCTGCCACGATTGTTTCCGAGTACGAATAGTCCCACAATTCCTTTACAGACTGCGGCACTTTCAACTGTTTGCCTACTCCAAGCCATATCTGATTCCCGTTTATGCAAAGGAATCTTTCTTTCACCGGGTTCTGTTTGTCAACTGGTATCATAAGCGTTACAAGTTCCTCGCCCACGAACAGGCCATTATCTACCTGTCCCCACTTTTCAGTGTCTTTTGTTACCTTTGCCATGATAAAACCTCCTTAAAATAATAGGGCGGTAGTCAGCCGCCCCGTGTTATGCGTCAAGTACTTCGAGTCTGAGTATGCAGGACTCGTTGAGCCTTGCAGCCGTGAAGCAACTCTTCCAGGCTACTGTTGCGTACAAAGCCATCGGGTTTTCTGTGTTGCCTTCCTTAAATACAAGGATTTCAGGCTTGCTGGAACCTTCCACATCAGGAATACCGAATGCTCCGTCACCGATTATGAGTATAGATTTGCCGGCGAGGTTCGCACCTGCGCCGCCATCAGTGAATGTCGGGGCTGTGGTTGCTTCCATGAAGTAGATTCCATACATCTGACCAGCTATACCGGCTTCACGGTTCTTAGGGTCAGTATAAGTGTTCTGGTCCTTCCACTCCTGAAGGTTGAAGATCTGTGTTACAGTGTCCGGGTGAACAAATGCTAAGTATCCCATCTGCCCATTTGGGAGTTTAATGGGTTTAACATTGTTCTTTTTCATTGTTGCCCTTGCTTTCTGGATTTCTGCCGCGCTGATCTTGTCACCAGCTGCCAGTGTAGCCTTTGAAGCTTTGGCACCGGCATACTGTGCGTTTGTTCCGGCTTTTATGATATCCCTTACGATGATATCCATGGTCAAACCGGCATGGTCACCGAACAACTGAGAAACCTCGGTCAAGAGCGGGTCAAGGCCAACAAGGTCAATGAAGTCAGTCAATTTGGTAAAAGTACCGAACTGCTGGACAGTAGCGGAAACCTTATTGATTGTCAGGTCAATACCGTTGGGGGTTACGCCTTCGGTAATTGCCGTAGTTGTTACTGCGGGCATTTCCAACCTTCTCCATGATGTAGTTGAACCTGCGCGCCTAGGAATATTGATCTTTTTGCCATACTTCATGAAGAATATGGCATCATGGAGCCTCTCCAGAAGCGTCCTCTGGTAAAACTCTGCGTTTTCTGCGGTCAATCTGTTGTTGTTGGCATCCGAAGGGGTCGTATAGGTCTGTAGTTTAGCTGCCATTATAATTCATCCTCTCTTTTATAAGTGTTTTCTCTCACCCCTTAACACCTCGTCCTGTAATTTTTTGAAGTCGGCTTTCGACATGTTGGCAACTGAATTTGTATTCGCTGCCGTGTCGCCCCCTAATGCCCCGGGTGATGTTTGGGCATTGTGAGTTAATGATCTGATTGCTTCCTGCTGTCCCGTGGTTCTTTGGCTGTTCAGCAAATCCGGAAGCTTTTTATCCAGCAAATAATTAAACGCCGTGCGGTAATCCACTCCGGCATTCTGCACTAACTGCTTGACTTCGCTCTCCCATGACTTGTATAACTCGCCTCTGATCGGGTCGCTTCTGAGGTTGTTGTCCTGCTCCATCAAGGTTTTTTCACGCTGAATAGAACCTAATTGGTTCTTCATGTCGTTGAATTCCTGATAAAACGTAGGGTCAACGCCCCTTTCCTGCGCTTCCTGTGCCGCCAATGCCGCCTGATAATCTTCTTCCGTGAATATGCCATACTGCCCATATTGCTTGGCTATGTCGTAATCGCGCTGAAGCTTCTCATTTTTCCTCCGCATATCTGCGAACTGGGCATTGGTCTGGCTGTCTTGTACCGGCTTCTGCGTGGCGGTTGCAGAATCAACCTGCGAGGTTGTACTTGCGCCTGTGTCCTGTACGTTCTGAGTGTCCACGACTTCACTCTGCGTGGCGTTTACCACGTTTAAATTTTCATCCATATGTAATCTCCTTTGAGTTTTTGGCGCTATCTCAAGCGATTTTTGACATTAAAAAAGCACCCTTGCGAGCGCTAATCTACTTTATTGGTTTACTCCTTGATTGTAATTACACCTTCCGTCTTGCCATGCCCCGCATTCTTCTCTAGGGCATTCCATTAGTTGATATTCTTCAATAATAACCTCCTCAATAATTTCTTCTTTAGTTTGGGATTGTTTGACATACCGTAAACTTTTGCGGTTATAAGGGCATATCATGTCAATTCACCTTATTTCTTATGGTTTCAACTATGGTCAAGGGCTTTGCCAAATCTTCCCCACAATAGTTGGGGCAGGGGTTTCCGTCATTCAAGGGGCTTGTCTTATTGGTACACAGCATAGGCAGATTAGTAAAAATCTCTGTTGGTGTGTCGGGGCTGTTATCGCCCACCGTTGTGTAATACTGCTTGCCTATTACCAAGGTACTGTGGCATATTGGGCATTGCATTACCTCCACCTCCAAACGTGTTTACTATTTGCTCTTGTATCTGTGGATCCTGTGCTATCAACTGCATTTCCTCCGGTGTCCGCCCGTTCAGGAATTGATTCATATTGTTTTCAGTGTCCATCTGCTGATTTTGCTGCTGCATCATCTGTTGTTGACGTTCCTCTATGCGCTTTTTCAGCCTATCCTTGAAGGGCACAACATTCTTGGGTGCAAATTCCAGGTAATCATCGAAAGTTATATATTGGCCGTCCAAGAATTTATCAAGGGACTGCATCATCAGGCCTTCCGAATACTGAGACGATGGGCCTATGTCGATTTTCAGAGACATTCCCGAATCAGCGTAGTCTTTGCCGTTGAATACGGTAGGATATTCCTTGCCATTGTCGTCCTTAAACCTTACCGGCCGGGGAAGGTCATAATTGACTTTGAAGAATTCCTCCCAGATCAGACCAACATCCTCACAGAATCGGTAAAATCTCTTTTTAATTGATTCCAGCGGCACACCTGCAGCTTTTTGCAGCATTGCTATGCCTGCTGCTGTGTTCTGTGAAGGGTTCATGTCCCCTGTAGCTGCGTCCTGTGCTGCGCTCATTTGCTTGGTGAGGTCAACAAACTTATCAATAATCCCGAAAGTGGTCGGGTTGAAGTTCCCTGGCTGCATGAACTTGATGTTATCCTGCCCGTCTGCCTTCATGTCAGTTATGATCTCACCTATCTGGTTGGTGATAACC